ATATGTTTATTATTGAATAATCTTGACCAAGTCCCTCCGATATATCGACGGATAAGACGTATCTGTATTCCTTTCTACGAACAGGAGCAAATACATTATCGTCGTCTATCCATTTCAAGTCTTCATATGCAAATCGTAGCCTGGAGAACTCGTATATTTCCTCATGCACATAATTCCTTTTAGATTTAAGAAGGTCGTCTATTATAGCCTCGTTGAGCAGGGACTTACTCGAGTTTATGAATCTTAATCCATATTCCTGGTTGAACGCGTCTTCTCCACCGATATCCTTAACAGCCTCGTCCTTCCATGTAGTAAGTTCTGCTATTGCCATTATAGAAGTCTCGTATCCATTAGATGCCGTGAATGAAATGGATTTGACTTCCTCATCCGTGCATCTATCGTTGTTGAATACATGTATTACATCTTTTTGTTGATCCATGTTGAACTCTATCTTAGTCTTCGTCAGATGGCCAAATTTATCGAAGATTATTTTATAGATATCGTCTTTCGAAACTCCATATTGATAGAGTTTGTGTGGATTCAACCTTATGTAGGTGACAAACCTACCAGGAACCTGATACCAATAGACCCTTAGTGGCTTGTAGTTGTTCTTCAGTGGGTCACCGTCAGGTCTTTCCGCGTCGGTAAGAAGCCTATGAAATAAATTCATACCATTTGGAGTCGATGTGATGATGATCTTGGAGTTCTGAACTGCAGAAACAGTAGGGAATGCCGCAGTATAGTATGGTTCGATGATATTCGATGGTATGTGTGCAAACTCATCGAGATACAGAACGTCGATGGTGAATCCGATTGCAGGAGTCTTAGAACGTGCAGATGTTTTTATCCTACAACCATTCTCGAACGTCAGCGACTTCTGGTTCCACGTCTTCACACCCGGCTTCAAAAAGAAAGGTAACAAAGTGTATATAGATTTGACTTTGTCCACGATTTCTATCGCAGTGTCTCCTTTGTTGGCAACAATCATACAGTTTTTGTCATTGTTGAACAATATGGTGTGTAGTATGAATATAGCAGATGATACAGTATTGTGTGAGAGAATACCATTAGTATAAAATCTATGGTTTGTATGATCCACTGTCATATCAAACATAGAGGATTTACCAAATTCCCTTCTTATATTAACAACACGTTGAGGTCCTGACTCAGTCTGTATAAAATCACCAACACTCAAATCACTGACAAAAACTTCACCAAATAAATCATCAAATAATATGTGATTATCAGCACAACACAATGAATAATCAGAAGTATTTACTATGTAATGATTATATGGTTGTGTAATATGAATATCAGTAACCGGTTCATAACCAGTATCCGTTTTAACTCGCATATTCATAACAGACAGAGAGTTAAGTATCTTTTTAGAAACATCATCCTGATTGAGTTCCAACTTACGATATTCATAAGACTCAATAACACCAATCAATGTCCTCAAAAAACATATAACTATATTCTCAAAAAATCTAAACACTTATCAATTGTTTTATTTTTATCTGACTTATATTCAGAATCCCATATAGTCAGAACATCAAATCCCTTTTCTCGCGCAACATCTATCTTATTATTATCTCTACTCCATATTTCACCAGCAGTAGGACCATCTTCTTTATAATATGGATGTGGATAATCTGTCGACTCATATATATCAGGATTTGCATGATATAAATCGCCGTTATACTCAATAATCAATTTTCTCTTCAAATCAGTAAAATCATATGCAAAAAACCCAACATCTTTTTTAGATATGTAATACTCTTTATTTTTTGTTGCATAATAAACCTCAGATATATCTTCGGTATTATATCTTTTAAGTATCTCAAAAAATAATTCTTGCGAAACCTTAGAAAATCCACACTTAATGTTTCCATTTTCCAATAATGATGTCTGCCACTTATTCTGTCTATCTAACCAACGTTTATGACCTATTTCATCACCATACTTCTCAATACACTTCTCTAACGAAAAGGTAGTTTGTCTCTCACTTAACATCTGTTTAGCAAATTCTTCTGTATAACCAAGATTGAGATAATATCGTAAAGTAGTATCAGATACTCTATTTTTTATAGCATCTTTGGCAAATTTACTTATATGTTCCTCTTTATCCTCAATCATATCATATCCAACAAATGATTTTGAAAATGGACTTCTACTTCTTCTCTGTTCATCGGTAGTATTAGAAATATGATTTGGATTTTTATCACCCTTAAACATCTCAGAGAACATCTTTTTATACTTTTCGCCCTTCATATGTAAACCAGAATTCTTACTTGTTTTCTCTTTATCAGATAGTGTCGTTATCGGTGCACCGGGAAATAGTCTCTTATACTCATCAGTGGACATATTATCGTGTGAATGTTTAAGATGTCTACCATAAATTCGTTTACATTGCTCACCACATATTCTACACGTCACTGATTCTTTATTATCATTAATAACCATAAAAAAATTATTTTTTTCATATATATAATTTTTATGGCTTCTCCTCAACTCGGGAAACGGTTTCGAAATGGAATAAAATATCATACAATTTTATCTTTATCTTCTCCAATAAAGTCAACTTCCTAATCTTAGAAAGCATATAATAATAGAGACTTCCGACTCTCATCTCAATTTCGATACCATCAATCTCAATACTACATAAAGTGTTGAAATAAAAGCACTTACCCACCTGCCTACTAGCCATTAGTATGTTGAATCTGTTATTTACAAAGTTATCTAATATTTCTTTCTGATAATCTCTAAGAAGTATAGAACCTACGGATCCATCTTCTCTCTTTGTTTTACAATATTTCTCCGTAAAATGATGTATGTCAATCGCACATCTAACGTATTCTTGTTGCTCAGAGGCAGACATTCTGAAAGAGACACCTGCTCTCCTTATTCCAACTTCGTTTTTTAGCCAAGGATTTTGGTATCTCTTTATTACGATACCGTCGTTTATCTTTTCAGTGGCCTCGTCGACAATCTTGCTAGTGAAGACCATCTGCCTTTCCGTCTCGTTTGGTTTAACTGCCATATAGAATGTTTTTTTGATATATATAAATATGTAAAAGTGGAAAAAGTATGCTTTTTTCTATTTATATATACTATATGGGAAGGAAATCGGGAATCAACAAAGTAAAGGCAGGTTTCTCTATAGACATAGAGACCTACCAGCAGTTCGAAAGATATTGTGAAGAAAACTCTATAAACAAATCCAAACTTATAGATAAAATATTAAAAGGATTCCTGAAGAAAGAATCAACAAAAAACATCATATCACAAAATGTCTAAAGCCGATAACGAGAAAAATAGGATAAAGGACGAGTTCGACCTAATACAAGCAGAAAACGGAGATATAGACTTCTCCAAGCACCTGGCAAGACCGGAGGATCTTCCGGATCTTGGAGAAATAGAAATATATGACTACGATTCAGATCTAACGGTTGCGAGCCAACAGGCAATGGACGTTCTCGAGCCTTTGGTGGATTTATACTTAGGTGACGTTCCAAAGCTGAAAGATCATCCTTATATAAGGAGCAAAATGAAAGAAGACGCGTTGGTATATGCAGAAGCCATATTCCTTACGAAAATGACTAGAAAGAACCTTCTTACTCAAATGAGACAGGTTGACAATGGTGACAACTCTGCCAGGATGCACGAAGTGGTCAACCAGACCGTAGGACAGATAAGAGAGAATGCTAAATTTCTTTCCGGACAGAAGACCGAATTGGAGAAATTCTACAAAACTCTCAGAAAAGACTTAGGGTATAACGAGATAGAGCCTGAATCTCAACCAGTCAATGAGACAGAAGATGAAAAAGTCGAAGAAGGACAGATTACCGATAATAGGAAGATTAACGAAATGATAAAACAGGCCATGATGAACCGACAACAGGGCAAATAGTTACTTTCTTAAATTTCGAGAAAACGACTCAAAAGTTCTTGTTATATTTTGGACCTCCAAAGCGATTTTTTTTGAAGAAAGTCGGTTGACTTTATTGGGAGTTACCTGGTTAACGACAACCAAAGGCCTTTCTGAAGAGATATGTTCTTTGAGTACCGTTTTGAGTGAATCTTCGGAATTTTCCAACACCTGTCTAAGCAAGTCGTTTATCTGTTCTACAGACTTAACTGACCTACCATCTTCATCGTAATAGAATATCTCCGAATAGTATTCTAACTTCTCATCAGAAAGTTTATCCCCAGAAGTCTTCATACCAAGCAGATGTTGAAGTACGAGCATCGCCTTCCTGTGTGCAATTTCATCAATATCTCTTTCGTAGAATGTTTCTGATATGAAATAGTATTTCTTTATCTTCAATCCTATCGACTCAAGTTTAGACTCTATTTTCGATATCATCTTCTCATAGTTATTTTTAGTATTTGATGAACATATGAAATATATGTCATCAGTCGTGTTCTTTATGTAAGAAAGTATATCTATGTTGATGTCGAAGCTTACCTCATCAATGACTTCTCTATCCATGTATTCTCTCATCGAGAATGCAAGATTGGAAACATCCTTATTCAAGTTCTTACATCTTATCTTTACTTTCGACATAATATCTTCCGGAAGCCAGTATTCTCTACCGGAGAACTTTATTTTGTTTCCATGACTTTTGTATATGCCGCTCTTTATCAAATTGAAGTCGGATTCCGATATTTTAAGTATTGGTGTCTTTGGATCCTTTTTATCTACAATCCAAACTTTACTATCCGTGACAAGCACGACATCGATGTCGAAGAAATGTGCTCTCATCTGTAATTGGTAACTTTGTATCTTATTTGGTGTGACATTCCGTCAAATCTGCTGCCTTCATATTCTTTATCTGTCCAAGTAACACCACCACTCATTTCTGTATTGAAGCTTTTACATTTAGGACATTCTTTTGGATCCGTAAGTATGCCATCGACTTCGACTCTATCTTCTTCAGAAAAAGGAAAGGATGCTTTACACCATGGACTTTTACATATCGCTGTTAGCATGTATCTACTTGTTTTTATGTATATATAAAAAGAGAAAACCCACCATTTGGTGGGTTTCCTCAATATATATTACAAACTATCTTATCATTTCTTTAGAAAGTGCGAAATCGTATAGTACAGGAAGACTAAGATGTTCAAGAAAATTATCTCTTATCTCCCTCAAGCTCTTGGTTCTATTGACTATGTTACACACAAGCATCCCAAATTCTTCCTGAAAATCAAGATAACAATCACACCAAGGCCTATTGTAATTCTCCAGCGTCCTCCATTCGGAATATCCTCCAGTCAACCAAAAAAGAGATTTTTCGGGTGTTATCTCTTCGGTTATTATCTTTATACCATCCAGGCTCAAATCCCAAATACCGTCATTCCAATCCGTCTTCCTCATAAGCAGTGCGACTGCCTCTGCCAAGTCGGTGGTGAGCTCTCTTCCTATTTCGAAGAAGAAGACATCTTCTTCTTTACTCACTCTGACTATGCCGCCGCTATATACTTCGTTTTTACCTGCTGCCTTTAGTGCCAGTTTTCTCCTTTTCATAATACTCGATTATTTTTTGTGTGTTTTGATATTGGATCATAGCATCAATCCATCGATCCATCTGCCGTCGAAATTTCCATTTTCGAATATTCCACATTCCCATGTTCCGTGAAAAGATCCTGATTTGAATATTCCGTATGGCCAATGACCGGAATAAAAATTACCACCGTGCCATATAAGAGTATCTTTCTTTATCTCGAGACGAGCATCTTCTATCTCGGAATCTATAAGCCAATAGAATTCTTTCGATTTAAGAATTCTTGTTATCTCTGCTTCGGAGGTGAATACCTTTCCGTCACATCTAAGCTCTTCATATCTCATTTTATAAGAGATTATTTTATTTATGTCTTATATATTCAGTCATGTATTCAATAAATTACAGAAGATTGAATTTCGACGATTTTTTTAATATTCCGAAAAAATATTTTTTCAGAAGTGAAGTAGAGACTGGTAAAATTAAAAAAGGCCTCTTTTTAAGAGACCTTTTTAAAAATGTGATGTTATACTATTTTCCATATTGAGAATCTAAGAATTTCTTCTCTTCTTTGGTCATGGAAGAAACTCCGAATTTGGCAACTTTATCCAATATGGTATCGATTTCTAAGAATTTTACCTGATCAGGTGCCTTATATGGTGACATTTTCTCGAGATCTTTTAAGAATCCTTCAAAAGGTCTTACCGTTTCATAGTCCTTTATCTTAAATATATTTTTTTTTGTGAGAGTAAACGCTATTCCGTCTCCTGCACTATTAAACCACATCTTCGCATATGTTTTGTTTTTTAGATCCAAAAGAACACTATATGTGAAATTATTCTCTCGAGAGAAGTGTTCAAGTTGTTCAAAAGTCAATTTCGAAAGGTCTACGCATACTATATCTTTCATGGCCATCTCTTATTTTTAGTTTGTTCTACAAATATAGTGACAAAGTTCAAAACCACCAAAAATGAAGATTAGTTTTAAATATATATATGAAAATCAAATGTGCAAAAGATGAGATATCTCAACAAAAGAGATGAATTCCTAAAGAACTACAGAAAAATAGTAGTCAACAAAAAGAGCTATGTTCCAAACGATGATGCAGAAATGATAACGGAAGATTCCGGTCCTTTTGCAAATGATATAGGATGGGGTGACTCTTTATTAGGAAGGCTAATAAACTCTGCTATCAGAAAAGCGAAGATAGGTGCAAGCCTACTAAGGATAAAAAGCGTTGAAAGTCGTCTAAGAGAAGCAATGGATGATCTTTTACTTTCCGCGACAGCCGCAGAGCTAGATGAGGCAGATCGAAACTTATATGCTAAGGCACTTATATCGACATACCTAATAGCAATCGAAGAGGCCGTGGAAAGGGGTGCATATCTAACAGAGCTAAAAAGTCTGACGGAAGTGGCTATATCCGCCGTGGAAAAATCAGAAGAACTGGAAGATAAGAACGAGTTATTGAGACAGCTTAATGAGTGGAAAAAATACATAGACCAATTCAAAGAAGAAGAAACGGAGACAGAGAAGAATAAGACGGAAGTCGGTGCAACAGGACCGACAAACAACTATTTGACAAACTTCAAACATCTATTCAACATGCTACTTGTCTACCAAGGAATAGAAAGAGAAAAAGGTGAGTTCTATAAAGGACAGGCAGCAGACAAGGCAGGTCTTCCAAATCAGGCAAGCAAAGCGGCACCAGTACCACAAACAAACGTGAGTGTAGGTGCCGGAATTTCAGTAAACGCTTCAGCATCGATGTTGAAATACGACCAATTTATTATGTTGGAGGCATCTGGTGCGACAGGATCATCTATCTGTGCCAGTGCTGGAAAGATTACAGGAAAGATATGGAAGTTCATAACAGGACAAAAGGATGAAAGAAAGCTCGATGCGGACACTAAAATACTATGGGATTCAATGAAACCATTATACCAGTTGTTCATGACTGAAAAGGGAGTTTTGGTAAAAGACGGAGAGCTTCATAAAATGCTTCAGAATCCGATGATGACCAAAGGAGTAGATTACGGAAAATACAAAAGTAACATAGACAAAATATACACATTCGCAAGATCCGCAAGCGGAATAAACGAAGATGTACATTCATTTTTAGGCCATTATGAGAAAATAGGCAAGTATATTGCATCAATATATTCGGTTACGAAGAGACATATCGATGGAAAGTTCATGCAGTATCCTGGATCAAAGGGAGAGATATGGGATGACATGATAGATTCGATAGCAGCATTCAACAAAACAATGTCGGAAGTATTTGCAGTAAAGAGTAAATGGAATGCAGGAGAGAAGGCAACGTGGAAAAGTGAGACGACAGGAGACAGAATAGAGAAGGAAATAATAAGAATAGAGGGTAAAAAACTCATATTCAGAGATAAAAAGGGCGAAGAATATTCTAAATTCATGTCCGAGGTGGAGAAGGTCGAAGAATCTTCTACGCACAGAATTATATTGGAGGCCGAAGAGACTGGGAACGAAGACGATGTAATAAAAGACGATTCTGGAATTGTTAGTAAGTGGAAAAATCCAAGCAGTGTAGTAAAAATTCAAGATTGGTGGGGCAAAAAAATGGATCTCAAGCAATGGGTACTTGAAAAGACAGAGGTGGAGAAAGTAAGGATAAACCTAGAGAAGAAACTGGCAGAAAAGAAAGACTCGGTAGTGATACAGGGTATGGATCCAGTACTCGAAATCGTAAAGGTATTCAACAGAGCATACAAACTACATACTACTCAGGTCATTCCTTCCGGAAGATCGGGTGGAAAGGTATCTAATAAGACATTTTTGGAATACCACTGCTTCGGATCCGGAAGCCCTGCGAACGCGGGAGAAAGTGGTGGTCCATACAGGAATATAGTAGTATTCAACCAATGGGAAGATTGTGTCAACGATGTGATGAAAGACAAAAGATACCAAAAGATATTTAACGTGGGAACCCGATTAAAGGTAGGATCTGAATATATTGAGAAGGCTGGTTCGAACCTCAGAAAATTCATGACAGATATGCTAGATGGTGAAGAGTTATACAAAGGTGGTAGCGGTAAAGAACAGGGTGCGCAGGCGAAGTTTTTAGACAAATACTTTGGATACAAAGCAGATACAGAAGGAAAAGATACCTACTATAGTGAAAGTGACAGGGAGGCAGTCACTTCTCTTTCGGGTAATATCAAAAATGTAGTATTAGAGACAAAACAAAGCAATGTTGCAGTCAAATTCAAAGACGCAGGTGATTTATTGGGCACCTTCTTCAAACTGACACTAAAAAAAGGAAACAATCCTTCCATTGGATACTACTTCTACGTACAGGCAGTTGCCGGAAATATGTTATATCTTTCTTTTTCCAATACTGCGTTCTACATGCAACAATATATAAAGCAAGAAAAGGGTACCAGTGTAATTCTACCTAATGGATTCCGGAAGGAAAAGGCTGGAGATTATGGACCATACGCAATATACGCGACGAATATAAATTCAGAAATACTTTTCAAAGAGGATGGGAGCGTCGTGTTACCTAAAAACATAGATATGAGCTTCATCATGAAGAAAAAGAAATCTACGGAAGATGGAGAGAGAGAGAAGAACGACAACAGCATAGGAAACGTTCAATATTCTGTTTCTGAGAAAGAGACATATACCGTCGAAGAGGCAGTAATCATAGTACAGGAAGGATCGGAAGAGCGAATCAAAGCATCTTACAACTCTGCATATAGAGCAATGCAGGACCATGGTGGATTCAAAGACATATCATCCATACCGGAGATGAAGAATGCCGGAATCAAAAAATCATGAGACATTTACTAAACTACCGCAGATTTGAGGCCTTTGAAATATCACCGACCGACGAACCCGAAGAGATGGTTGCAAAAAAGGAGATAAACAGCCTCGAGAAACAGCTAAAGGAATATCCCACAGTTAAGGCAGAAATAGACAGTGCGTTCTTGTCGATAAAGGACCGAGTGAAGTTGAACACGAAAATATCGGAAATATCTAAGAAATATCCAGGAACTCTGATAGACGAATATGTAAGGGTGGCAAGCCTACTTGACAAAGTCAAAAAGACACAAGAAGAAATATCAAAATATTCTGACGATGTACTCAAAGCAAAAGAAGAGTTGAAAGACTTAGCAAAATCCGGATCTGACGCAGGTACACTACAAGCTAAACAGCAGACCATAAAGGATATAGAGAAAAGAAGTGAAGAAAAGAAGCTGGAAATAAACACGCTACATAAACAGGTGATGGATGCCGAGAAGCAGATGAAAGAACAGCTTGATAAAATAAAAAAGGATTCTGTCAGGAATATCGATAATCTATAAAAAATAGAAAAATATCGCTTTTTACATTTTATATATACCATAAGATAAAAAATTAAAACAAAAAAATATGGCAATTCAAATTGGAAAATACAAAAGACCTGGTATATTCTTAGAAGAATACGATAACTCCGTTATCAGCTCGCCAGCCGCTATAGGAGGTATCATCAACTTGGTATTAGGTGTATCTAAGAAAGGACCGGTCAACACGCCTATCTTGATTACCAACACTGGCGATCTGGAGGCAATATTCGGTCAATTGGACAGAAGCCTAGAGAGAAAGGGTTCGTTCTTCCACAGGACAGTATCGAAGATGCTAGAAACAGCGCCTGTCTTCGCCGTTAACATGTTGATGACTGATGACAACTTAGACGTCATCGAATACAAGTCAATTTCTACATCATCAGACTTCGCGAACGACGTGGAAAGGGAAGGTGCTTATAGGAGATTCTTCGACACTACGGGATTCTGGAAAAGAGACACCGAATCTTTCATCAATCTTACAAAGAACAACACTGGATATTCCGAAAGGGCATTCAGTATAACCAACCTCTCTGACAAATACGCGACGGTGTTCATATTCAAATCCGGAATGGCTGGATTCGACAGAACACTTATCGAGTGGTATGGATCAGAAGACAAAATGCCTACATTTGTTAGTGCATTGGACTATGCATCAGATTATATGGTAGACGTGGTGGTAGTAAGTGGGGACTGGTCTAACTATAGAGACCTCGCAGTAGACTCTAGATGGAGTGCATACTTCAACGCAGAAGGTCTTAGAAAAGAACAAATCAGAAACTTTGCAAACGATAGAAATGTCTCTTTGTTGTCATACTATGAAGGACTTTCTTTGATTCCATATTTCAGAGACGCGAACGGAAGGAACGTATTCATCGAAACTATCATCAATAGAGACACGGACAGAACAGGAATATTCTGTGCGTTCAACAACGATTTGATTGAACAAGATTTCTTTAATGGAAAGATTGACTTAATCGGACACACCATCGCAGGTAAGAACGAGACCAACATCGATTTCCTATCCTATCAAGAGAAGATAGCAGAAAAGGTGGAGATGACTGCTGTTCCATTAGACCTTCCAGGAAACGTCACTGCTCTTTTAGGAGGGAATACTAGTTGGGCATATGATTCGACTGGAACAACTCACGCATTCGACACACCTAAGACTGAAGGATGGGTAGCAAACGGAGACAACAGGACTGCATACTTCGCAGAAGGATACATCTATAACGTATTATCACACACTGCGAGTGAGACATCTGCTAAGATAACTAAGCATTTCGAGTTCAAAGATGGCACATATAACGCATTTACAGTAGTTGGTGACAAACATGTACCTATAACTGCGACTGCTACTATGACTATAGATGCTCTAAATTATCCATTTAGTGGTGTTACGACCAATTATGTTTCGGCATATGTTCTCGACTCTACTGGAAAATTCAAAGTAATCAATAGCTCAAACTCTACAAATCCAGCAGTTGCAAACACGGATACTGTATTGGGTTATGTCAACTTCAAAATAAACGCACAGACTATAGTAATAACTCCGGGAGTTACACCTACATATACAAACGTGGCACTTGACCACCTTGGATTCGTGAACTTCACATTAGGAACTAGTGTGACAGATGCAGGAAAAGACTACTACATACAAGATTTGGGTGGTGGATCGATAAAGATTACCTTCATCAATACCAATGCTGCACCAAGTGTCAAAGACTATGCACAATATAGGAGGTTCAAAATGTTCAACAGACTAATCGACCTAATCGATAGTCCGAATAAGAACAAGATGACAATGCTTATAAACTATACTACTGGAGAGAAACGAAGCTTATCAAGCATGACTATCTCGGATATTGTCACTTCATCTACACAACACAAATCGTTCACTCTCAACACAGGACTTACAACAGCAACTCTTACTGACGTGTTGGCAGGATTCTTAGTATTCTACACAGAAGACAAAGAGTTCATAATAGGACCTAAAGGAGTAAAGAACCAAAACGAAGTAGCAGACAACACCGGATTCGGAGTGCTTGGAAAATACTCAAAATTCCACATCAATTACAATGACGGTCTGATAAACACAGGAGACTTTTTCTATGAGAATATCACTCCAGTAAACATATTAGACAATGCAAATAACACTCCATTCGTAGCAGGAGAACAATATGTAAAAGACGTATACTTCTTCGACGGAGAAAGTGCTCTTTCCGTATTCGGACTTACTGCAGGACTAAATGTTGGACCGACTTCTTCAGCGGCAGGATACGACTATATCGCATTTAATACGTCTGTTGATCCAGCATTACTTCTACAAGACATGATATCGATAGAAGGTGCGGTTACCAACACAGGTACTTTCACAATAATATCGGACAACCTTGAAGCGACAATAGGAACTGCATCTCTTTGGAATTATGTCTACAAAGTAAACGAAGAGACTTCTTATGAAAGAGTTCAGAACGTTTCTATAATAAACAACTACAACAAGAAGCACTATCTTAAAATGTATTTAGACACTTCAGGAACTTTCAGTGCTTCCTTCATGGACGAAAACTTCACTGCATATGAAGACGTCAATACCGATACGGCATGGTCCTTCAACGTCAACTCCGCCATTTCCAACTACAAACAGACTTTGGAAATAGAAGTTCCGGTAGGATACAAAGAAGTTCCTAACAAAGTTCTGGTAAACGGTGCGAGATATACAGAAGTTAGAGTGGGTGACTTCTTAGAGGCATTCTATGACGAGACTACATTGGCCGTCGGAGAATATCCTAGAAGACTTACAAGGATAATGAGTAAAAGACAATATGCAGGAAATCCTGATTTAGTCGAAATATCATGTGACTCCAGAATCAAGAAGGTTGCCTTCGGAACAGACTTACAAACTACAAGATATAAAACGGTAGACAACTATGTAAACACTTACAAAGCGATATCACTTAAAGGGTTCAGAGTTAGAGAAGCATCACTTCCTGATGGAACAGAGGCCAAACAAAACTCTATACTTAACTTAGTGGCGAAAGGAACTCCAATGTTCAAATCACTGACCAACAAAGAAGCGATAGACTTTAGATATCTAATAGATTCTTTTGGATTAGGATTGACAGAAAAATCCAAACAACAGCTGGTAGACCTTTGTGGAGACAGACTAGATGCGTTCGGATTCCTGAACATGCCTTCTATTAAATCTTTTAAAAACTCATCATCTCCAACATTTGTGAATAAAGAAGGAGTGCTTCAAGCAGAATTCATCGCACAGGGTGGAGATCCTGAAAGTGGACCATCCTTCCTATACTCCTTTGGAGACGGACCAGGAACTACATGTGTAGGATACTTCACTCCTTACCTTACGGTAAACGATAACGGAAGGCCTCTAGACATGCCACCTGCATCTCATGCGGCAACTACCTATATGAGGAAACACATATCAGGACTTGGTTCGATAACACCATGGACGATTGCAGCAGGTGTAACCAATGGTAGGATAACAAACATAGCAGGATTGGAAATAGACTTCTCTCCTTCTGATATCGAATTCCTCAATGTCGCACAAATGAATCCAATAGTATTCAAAAGAAATAGAGGAAACGTAATAGAGACCGAGAACACTGCACAGACTCTTTACAACTCCGCACTTTCCTACATACACGTTAGAGAGGTTCTAATAGAGTTAGAAAGAGAACTTTCAAGAATGTTACTCGACTTCCAATGGAGATACAACACACCTGATATTAGATCAGAAATCAAGCTTAGGGCAGACGTCATATGTGAGACTTACGTGAGTAAAAATGGATTGTATAACTACTTCAACAAAATGGACGAAGAAAACAACACACCTGAGGTAATCGACAACCAAATAGGAGTACTAGACACCTATGTAGAACCAATCAAAGGAATGGGAGTCATCGTCAACAACGTGACCATACTAAGAACCGGTGCCATAGCGGCGGGTGGATTCGCATAAAAATAAATAAATAAATGAAAAAGGCCTCAAATTATTTGAGGCCTTTTTTCGTACAAGCATGACAATATTCAATATATATGAAATCCTCCGACAATGTCGACAATATCTCGAAGAGACGAAGGAGAAAGGATATATCTAATATATATCAAAAAAATAATAAATAATATGTCAAACCAAAATGAAATGAGCGAAGAGGATTACCTCAGAAGGCACCTTGAAGACATGGATGGTCCTAAGAATAATTCCATCCTCAACACAGACATACCACAAAAGACGACCGTAGAAGGAACGAGAACTACAGACCTGCAATACTTCCACTTTGATATAAGAGAACTTCCTTGTGGAGAATTCTATCCATCTGGAACTCTTTTCATGGTAAGACCAGCACAAGTAAGAGAGATTCAGGCGTATTCTATGGTAGACAACGAGAATTTCTACGACATCGTCGAAAAGATGAACGATATGCTACAATCTTGTGTAAGGATAAAATATGCTGACGGAAAATTAGGATCATATTTAGACATCAAAGACCAAGATAGATTATTCCTTATCTTTGTCATAAGAGAGCTAACGTTCCAAGAAGGAAATTCTCTTTCGATAAACGCAAAATGTACGAGTGGAGAAGATCTTACTATAGAGTTGAAAAGAGAAAATTTCGTATTTCACGAGATAGATGATAAACTTTCAAAATTCTACAACAGAAACACCGGATCATATCATTTCAAAACAGTAAACGGGAAGTCCTTCGAACTCACACCACCAAACATCGGACTACAGAAGGCATTCACGGAATACATCATGAGAGAAAACAACGAGAAGAGAACTCCAAACTTAGCGTTCTTGAAAATAATACCGTTCATGCTTTCGGGAAGATCTTCAATAACTTATGACGGAATAAAAGCAAAGCTTGCGGAATTCGAAGGAATGGACGATATCTCTTTTCAATTCCTTAACGCAGCAGTTACAAAAATGACATTTGGAATAAAAGAGCTGAAGAAAAAATGTTCGTGTGGCGAGGAGATCCACACGGAAATGCAATTTCCCAACGGACCCTCAGGTATTTTCATTATTCATGATGCCTTTGAAGCATATATTAAAGAATAAGCTTATGCTTCAAAAGCACTTCCACACACAGGAAGAATCGATGGACAATTGGGCGTTCTGGATGTTCGAAGAGAATATAAAGATAGTCAACGAAATCGTAGAAGAAGAAGAAAACCAAAGAAAGAAAGACGAAGAATCACAGAGTAAAGGAATGCCAGACACGAATTCCATGATGAGAAATGCAGGAAACATGTCGATGCCAAGCATGCCAAAATTCTAACAAAAAAAAACCCACTGATTAGGTGGGTTTTTTGTTTATTGATAAAAATATGTTTATAATTCTAATTCTGTTAAACTTTCGTTAAATTTCTTTGAAAGTACTATTGAATCTCTGTACTTAGATAAATTACAAAAAACCTCATAGAGGTTTTTTTTGTTATATTAATATCCAGAGATAAGTGGTGGATTGATAGAGAATCCTGAATCGATGTATTCGTCGATGAAGTAGTCATAGACAAACTCTGCCGCGACGTTTTCTATTATCCCGTTTGCAGACCAATCAAGATCATATCCTTGTATTTTGAAAAGCTGGCAGTTTTGGAAAGTTACCCTTCTTAAAACAACACCTTTTTTATCATGTTGGTTAACTATGATAGTACCAATCAAGTCACTTTTGTAGTGTAATGAACCATTCTGAGAGTTGAACATAAGGTCATACCAAGCCTTAAGCGTATTCCATGTCTCCATAGAACCGTTGTTGTTGACATTAACCTGGAAAGGAATCGTAAGGTTTCCGTGCGTCTTGGTTGGTGTCGCATAGAAGGCCCTAGTCGAATACTTGAATCTCTGAACTTTTTCTGCAACATCATGCTCTGTCAAGTTTAAAGATATCTTAGTCGCGTTCTCAAGAAGCAGTATCGCGTCTCTCTTTTGCGCTTGAAGTATCACAGGAAGTATGAACGTGATCTCAAAGAGGTTAGTGTATACTACCTCGTCAGGAAGCGTTCCTGGTCCACCAGGAGAAGCTACGTTGGAAATCTGCGTATAATGTGGTAGTGGCATATTTTTTGTCTTATTTTTTGTCTAATTGTGTTACAATTATAATGTATATATTAATATTTTTTTACCTTCTGTTTTTCGAAAGGCAGACTATAATGTATATATTATAATAAAAAATCGATTTTTTTACAACATCGACATATAAACGAAATTTGTATGAAATTTTTAATAACTATCTATCATTTATAGATATAATACTATACAATACATACTTATATTATGAGCAAAAAGATATTTCTAATTGGAGACACACATATTGGACTTGGCTATCCAAACACAACAGATAAATGGCACAAAATACACATAGAATATTTCAAAGATTTCTTAATACCACTTCTTAAAAAGGAAGTAAAGGAAGGTGATATAATCATACACTTAGGTGACTTATTTGACAATAGAAATATCATACCTATAAACCTATTAAACTATGGTATGGATATAGTTGAGGAAATATCAAAAATAGCACCTCTTCATATAATAATAGGAAATCATGATTTATACTCAAAAAGTGCATCCGAAATAAATTCAGTAAGACCTTTCAAATACATACCAAATGTAAAAATATATGATTCAGCCAAAGTATTAAATTATAATAATTTGAATATTTTAATGATGCCATATATAGAGAAAAGAATTGATCAAATAGAAATAATAGAGAATAATAAAGGTTGTGATTATCTTTTCTGTCACTCAGACTTAAATGGATGTAGAATGCATTTAAATTCAGCAGCTCATAGAAATAATGATAAAATAGATATTAATAACTTCAAATCTTTCAGAAAGGTCAGATCGGGGCATATACATCTTGTCCAAACAAGCAACAATTTCACATTCGTTGGATCAATATTCCAAATGGACAGAAACGATAAGGGAGATCAAAAAGGTATATTTGTAATAAACACCGATGATGATACAGAAGAGTTCTTTCCAAATAAGATATCACCAGTATTCAGAAAGTTCAGAGTAATAACCGAAGAGGATATCGATAGATTAGATGAGATCAAAGACACGAAGGACTACATAGATATAGCTATATCAAACAATCTACTTATCAATAATAGAAAGCTTCGTAGAAAGCTCGAAATGATGTTAGAGAAAGGTAATTTCGCATCTGTTGAGTACATAGATGATATAGTACAAAAGAATGAAGACGGAGAAGATATTATCTCCGAAGCAGTAGAAATAGATGAAGAATCTATGGACATTTCTATAAAGCTTGAATACGAAACATACATAAGAGAGTATATTGATAGACAGAAATACGAAAACTCTGATTTCAAAGACGGAATACTAAGTGAGTATGATGAAGTAATAAGACTCTATAACGAAAACTATAAGTTGAAAGTTGACTAAAAAGAAAACCACTCATTAGAGTGGTTTTTTTATTACTTTTACTTTAAGATTATTTGTACCTTTTATCAATCTATGATAAACACCCATCGGTATGAATACCTCACCTTCTATCTTCTTTGGTAGTTCGTTGTCTATCTGTACCATCCAATCAGTTTCGTCGATAGATTCGATTATTCTATCTTCTCTATCACGATGCCACATAAACTCACCTGAGTCAGTATCTTGAGCAAACTCTCTGATAAACGTATTATCACTTATTTTAGTTTCTTTGAATGGTAACATTATGATACTATTTTTTTATAATTTTCTTTTAGTTCTTGAATTTTTTGTAACCAATTGTCCTTCACATCACCATCAATCACAAACTTTTCAATTCTAGGTTCAATATAAATCAATAACTCTCTTATTTGACTAAACAAAGCAGATGACAATTTAGGACTTTTGTAAAGATCATTTACATTATCAATCAACTCGGTATATTTTTTACCATTTATAAGAGGTTCTCTTAACCTCTTCATCATAGAAGTAAGTTCTTTAGTTGCCAACTCATCAATACCCATTTTAGTAATCTGAGAAAACTTCATAGTAATCATAAAACCAAAGTCAAGTAGAAAATCACTAACAAACTTTCTATTAACTGATTCAAATAAAAATTCTTTATAACTTTTCATAGTTATCTTGATTTTTCTTTAGTATAGATAGAAACTCTGCAACCGTAATTTTAGGATTGTTAAAGTTTCTTATTTTTTGAAAATCCGCTTCAAATAATTTATACGTTTTTAAATGTTTCATATTTCTATATATAAAAATAATCAGGATAATTATTTGATTTTAATCTATATCTGATTAAAGATTTTTCTATATTATTAAGTAAAGATGCTTCCGATATTGAATCATAATTCTTACCATCAATCATAACCTT